CCGTTTACGCTTTTAAATTATCACTTGATCCAGTAACATCTAGTTCTTCTACCAAACCAATCCAAGTATCGTAATCATCTGTAACGCCATTTCTTTTTGCACCAAGCCACGCCAAATACAACAACCACTCATAACGTTGTTCTTCTTGTAGTTTAGAAACTGGTACATCAAACTTGCGTTCAAATTTAACAATATCTGCTGGTTTAATATTTACTTCGTACTTTGTGCCGTCTGCCATTATGACGACCATATTACCCATTACGAAGTAGCCCTAGTAATTGTTCCAGAAGTAGGAAACGAAACGGACATAGTTGCAAGTTCACCAACTGCATTAGCTACTGGTATGTGTTGATTTACAAGCACGTTTCCAGAATAACTTGGGTTAGTTGCACTAACTGATCCACTTGTTGGTTTTACAACAAATGCTGTTGTTGAACCTAACAATGGAAATAAAGTTGCGTCCACTTCACTACTAGCGAAATCTTGCTGGAACTCTATGGACAATGTGCCGTCCTTTAATCCACCAGTTCTGGATTGAAATGTATCACCCATAGCTGTTGTAACGATTTCGTCTGCTGTAATATCTAATGTAACACTTGCAACGTGGTCGCTTAAATCAACGCTGTTTAACGTTACACTAGCGTCTGTTAAAACAAATTTTGCCAATGTAAACTCCTTTCAGACTTAATTTTATAGTTTAGTAAAGAAGTTAAGTTGTGTGTGTTATTCTATGCCGATTGTTGCGTGAATAGAAAAACTAGGATTAGTTCCACTTACTGTGTAATTTAAACGCCAATGTTGGTCTGTAATCGCACCTGCAACACTTTGAAAATCTGAACCCACAGCTGTTATACCTGTAAATGTAATTCTATCTGTTGGACTTGTAAAACTTGCGTTGTCATCTGATTGTAGTTTAAAAGTTATAGTTGGTGTTGAAGTACCACTAACACCGTAACAATGAATAGCGACAAAACATTTTTCTGTTGCACCAACTGCACCTAACTGTACACCGGGTGAATTACCAGTAGCAGTTATTGCTTCGTCTATTTGTACTTTGCCCTGTACAACTACATCACTTGATTGTGATTTAGAAATACTAAATGGTGCTATTTCACCAACTGCACCAAATATATTGTATTCAAATAATCTTGACTTCATAAAATATGCAGTATTGCCTACACCTGCGTCTGGTACTGTTGTTACTATTAATTCGTTACCAACATTTGCACCAAGTAATGCGTCTGGTTTGTCTGTACCAGCTTCATAAAATCCGTCCATTTGTAATGTGCTATCTTTTATACCACCAAGTTTTGATCTAAAACCACCACTATTTATTGTTGTAGCGTCTAATTCTTCAGCGTTGATTTCTAGGTTTACACTTGTAATATGGCTTGATAAGTCAAACCCACCACTAAATACTTTACCGTCATTAAATACAAATTTAGCCATTTACTTCTTCCCACGCTTCGTTAACATTTGGTGTGCTTTTATCATCTTTTATAAACGTACCGTCTTTCTTTCTAGCACGTCTTTTTTTAATAGTAGTGGCTTCTATATGTCCACCTTTCATTAATGACTTAGCTACATTTTCATCATCTATTGTAATGGTATCCCCTTTTACTTTACCCATTACTTTTTTATTACCAATAATTTTATATTTAGCCATTATTGACCACCTTTACAACTATCTGGACACGACATACAACAATCCATTAACTACTTCCTTTCGTATAAACTTCTATGGTCATATTTGCACCTACTCCGTCAATTCCGTTTAAATTTACATCAGCAGCGTAATTTGTCATATCTACTACTCTTGCGTCTGTATCTGATAAACCTAATGTTCTATTATTAAATATAACTTGTCTTATGCTTGATGATCCACTTCCTGTAATAAAAGCGTCTAATTTATCTTGTGCTGTTCTACTATCTGCACGTTGTACTGCTACTAACATATCAAATGTATATAGATCAGTTCCCCTTTGCATAGCTAAATCAAACTGTATTTCTGTTGGTATAAAGATTGCAACCGGGAAGTTTATTGCATTATCTGGTACTGTGTCATAACAACGAAGTCCACTTATGTTACTAACAGTAGTTTTTAGTCCGTCCCTTATTTGTGCTAGTGTAGCCATTAAACAACGCCTAAAACTGTGCCTTTACGAAATGGTGCTATTAACCGTGTTATTTCTCTGTTTTGTTGAATATTTACTACGCCAAAATCACCAACACCTGCAACACCAAGTGGTGCGTTTCGCATAGCAAATAGTTCACTAGCTAACATCAATGTAGCTTGTCTAATCTGTTCTGGAACACTTGCATAACCCCATTTTGCAGTTATTTCTGCACGTGGTCTGTTACTTGAAAAATCTAGTGGCCATTCGTGATTACCGTCTGAAATAAGTTCTACTATGTAAAATGGATTGCCACTAATACCACCTACAACACCATTTATTGGTAATAATTGAAATTCAGTAGATGATACAGTTGTTTCATAAGTTCCGTCATCATCATCATCATATTTTACAACTAGTCCAGTAGTTGTTGAAATATCATCTACACGAAGTCTATAAAGATTATTTGTAAAAAATTTACGTGCAGAAGCTGAACTGTCTGCAAAAAATTGTCTGCCAGAAAATGCGTCTATTTGACGACTAGCAGCATTAACTGCGTCATCAATTATATCATCATCTTGACTATCACTTGTTGGAATACCAACAAACGCCTTTAGCTGATTTTGTGTACAGTAGCCATTAGTAATTGCCATAAAATATTACTTCCTTTTTTTACGGCTTTTACCTTTGCCACCTTTCATTTTCTTTTTTCCGTAACCAATTCCTTTGGGCATAGTTACTTCTTTTTCTCTACTTTTTTTTCAGCTTTAGGTTTTGCAGTTTTTGTTTCAACTGATCCACCAGCTTTTTTAATTGCGTCTTTAACTTCTTTAGCACGTTTTGCCTTTCCATAAAGTTCGTAACTTTTAAGTTCTTCTTTAAGTGCTTTTATTAATTCTTTGTCTTTTGCCATAATTCTTTCCTAAATGGTTT